AATAACATCAACTTCTAATGTATCGCCTATGGTGTATATTCTGAACTCGTCAGAAGGTCCACCCCATGATAGCTGTAATCTATAATAACCTTCTTTTTGATCTTCAAAAGTTCCAGGCTCTACATAATCCCAAGATAAGGCGGTATTATTTACATAATCAAATAAGTCCTCACAATAAAAAAACTTATTGTATTTATCTTTGATTTTATATTGTTCTTGTTCATCATCTGATAATAAATAAAGTTTATCAAAGTATTTTTTAGCGTCTTTATAATCTTGCTCAACTTGATTAAATTTATCTTGCACTAAGTCAGCGCATTTAAGTTCTTGTTGTGTATTACTCATAATTTACTTCTCCAAAGTATGTAAGCGTTATTGCTTACACCCAAAAACCCCACATATAGCGGGGTTGTTTGTTTGGGGTTGGTTAAATCATATGGTATGCCCATATCTAATATATGAATCATTAGTCAAGATATTATTTTCCTCTAATAACTCTGTTAAGTCGTTAAGATCTATTTTAAACATTTTTCTTGCTTGACCAATATGATAACCATGATACGTCATTTTATGCATTGCTACCTCATTGCCGTTTTTGTTTTCTATATATCCGTAAATAGTAAATGATCCGTTAGCATGTTTCTCAACACCGCCAGATAAATATGATGTTAAATTCTTTTTACTCATAATTTACTTCTCCAAAGTATGTAAGATTTAATTACCTTACAATACTCATTTTACACAATACAACACAATAAGCAACACTTTATAGCCAAAAATGTGCAATTAATTACCTAAAAGGCATAAATAAAAGGTTTATAAGCTATAATTAATCGGAATATGGAAGTAAAAACACCAAAAAAAAGAGGACGTAAACCTGTAGTCATTGACTATGAAAGGGTTGAATATCTGGCGTCTCTAAACATGGGAATAATGGATATTTGTCGTAGTCTTGGTATTGGTTGGGACACATTCAACAAACATAGAAATAAAAAAAATTCGGAATTAAAGGAAAGATTAGACAAAGGAAAAGCAAAAGGACTTCAACTAGCAACAACTAAACTCATGGAAAAAATACAAGAGGGAGAATTTAACGCAATCCAGTTTTATCTAAAATCCGCCGACCGCGAAACATGGGCGGAAAAGCAAACAGTAGAACACAATCTAAACCTGGCAGGGATCCTCGACAGCGCGCGCGAAAGAGTTAAAGTAATAGATCACGCGCCAGCTCGCGCACTGCCCAAGCGCTCACGCGCTGCGACAGTAAGCGACAGCGAGGGCGAGGGCGTGAATGAATAACAAGGGATTAAATGCGAGCAATAGTTTTTATGCTCCCTTTTTAACTAATGCTAGATACTCTCTCAATGTCGCATTTAGTCCCTTACCTATAGGCTATAGACTGATAGTGAACACTTACTAACATAATGATAGTTAGTACTTACTATCATTTAGACCCCCCAGTTTGCGTCAGCGAGCGGTGCAGTGTACATGGAACTAATGAACTAAAATTTTTTAATTTTTTTTAATATGAAATACGGCGTAAAACTAGAAAAGGAATTGATGACCGAACTATGGTCAGGACCAATTAAAGACAACCCAGTAAACTTTGTTAAGTATGTGTTCCCATGGGGTCAAAAAGACACCCCCCTTGAAGATTTCAAAGGACCAAGAAAGTGGCAGGAAAAAATTTTACGAGAAATGGCAATACACATTGAGCGAAACAATGTATTAGATCTACCAGAGATGTTTAGACTAGCCGTAGCATCAGGTCGTGGTATTGGTAAGTCCGCACTTGTCGCATGGATTATAATATGGATGTTATCTACTAGACTTGGTTCTACCATAATCGTAACCGCTAACACCGAGCAACAGCTTCGCTCAAGAACATGGGCTGAACTTGGTAAGTGGCTAACACTATCTATTAACTCTCATTGGTTTACCAAGACAGCAACCACAATTAAACCAGCACAATGGTTTGAAGATGCGCTAATAAACGACCTCAAGATTGATACTGGTTATTATTACGCGCAGGCACAGTTATGGAGTGAGGAAAACCCAGATGCGTTTGCAGGCATCCATTCATCTTACGGCGTATGCTTGATAATGGATGAAGCATCAGGTATTCCTTCTCCTATTTATTCAGTCAGCGAAGGGTTCTTCTCCGAACCCACGCGCGACCGCTATTGGTTTACTTTCTCCAACCCACGCCGAAACACTGGGCCATTCTACGACAGCTTTAACTCTAAGCAATCATTCTGGAAAAACGAGCAAATAGACTCGCGCACGGTCGAAGGCACCGACCAAAAGCTCTTTCAAACGATGATTGAGCAGTACGGCGAGGATTCCACAGTCGCGCGCGTGGAGGTGATGGGCGAGTTTCCATCCGCAGACGATGATACTGTCATACCAATGAACTTGGTCAAAGCAGCGGTTGATAGGGATGTCTCTCTTGCAGCTAACGCACCTATTATATGGGGACTGGATGTTGCACGATTTGGCGGAGATAACTCTGCGCTATGTGTGAGGCAAGGTAACCATGTGATGAGTATTAAGTCCTTTAAGTCTATGGACTTGATGCAGTTATGTGGTGTTATTAAGAATATGTATGACGAATCTACTGCAATCGAAAGACCGCAGGAAATATTAATTGATGTGATTGGTTTGGGCGCAGGCGTGGTAGATAGACTAGCCGAGCAGAATTTACCTGTGCGCGGAGTCAATGTCGCGGAGGCGCCATCAAGCAAGAAAAATTATTTAAACTTGCGCGCTGAATTATGGTTTGCGATTAAAGACTGGTTGGTGCAAAGAGATTGCAGGATTCCGCACGATGATGAGTTGGTCGCAGAACTAGCATCGCCTTTGTATAAATATACGTCTACAGGTAAAATAAAAATTGAAAGCAAAGACGAAATGCGTAAGCGTGGAATTAAGTCTCCAGACAAGGCGGATGCGCTCGCGCTGACGATGGCATCCTCTGCTGCAAGTTTTGGTGGAAGCACTAGCTTTTTAGGTTATAATTTCAGACAACCGCTCAAATCTAAAATAATTAGAATAGGATAAAGTATGGCAAAGAAGTACAACGAAGAAGAAATAAAAGCAGTCGTCCAAGAAGAAACAGATATGATTGATCTTGTAGGCGTAATTAAGTCCGAGATGGATGATGCTAAAGATTTCATACACCAAGTAGGCGCAGAAAGAGCTGAATCAACAGAATATTACCTTGGTACAGAGCCAGAAGGTACTAGCTCTATGCAGTCAGAGTTTGTTTCTACAGATGTTAGAGAAAGTGTTTTGTTTATGTTGCCATCAATTATGCGTACTTTCTTTGGTACTAAAAAGATTGTTGAATTTGTACCTAAAGGACCAGAAGATATAGAGGTTGCACAACAACAAACAGATTATATTAACTATGTCATACAGCAAAAAAATCGCGGATTCCAAGTTTTGTATGACGTTTTTAAAGATGCGTTGGTCAGAAAGACTGGTTTTGTCAAAGTATTTTGGGATGACAGCGTAACTGCAACAACACACGAATTTACCAACATAGACCCACAATCTTACCAAGCATTAATCATGGATAAGAACGTAGAGGTCATAGAAGAATCAGTCACCCAAGAAACAATCATAACTATGGACCCCATGACTGGCGAAGAAATCACCCAAGAAATACCAGCAAGTTATGACCTAACGATTAGAAGATTAAAACCAAAAGACCAGGTATGTATTGAATCAGTACCGCCAGAAGAGGTGCTTATATCTAGACACGCGCGCGATATAGAGACAGCTTCTTACGTTGCACACCGCATGATTAAGTCAGTCTCCGACCTAGTAGCTATGGGCTACGACCAAGAAGAGATGGAACAGTATGCAGGTTATGGCGGCAGCGCACTTGACCCAGAAAGCTACGAAGAACAAGAAGCAAGAAACCCATTTGACAACATGGTATACCCAGATAGAAACGATGCTGGTGGTAAAGATGTTTTATATGTAGAGCATTACTTATACTATGACTATGACGATGATGGTATTGATGAGCGAATCAAAGTTTGTACAGCAGGTAATGGCTTAGAGGTACTCAATGTAGAACCATTAGACGAACTGCCTATATGTATGTTCTGTCCTGACCCAGAACCACACACAGCAATAGGATCTTGTCCTGCTGATTACTTAAAACCAATCCAAGCGGCTAAATCACAAATTATGCGTGATACCCTAGATTCTCTTGGTCATTCAATCTTCCCAAGAATGGGAGTTGTTGAAGGTCAAGTGAATATAGACGATGTACTCAATACAGATATCGGTCAGCCAATTAGAATGAGAGCGCCAGGAATGGTACAACCATTTGCTGTACCTTTTGTTGGTAAAGAAGCTTTCCCAGTCCTAGGATATTTAGACGAAGCCAAAGAAAACAGAACTGGTGTATCTAAAGCAAGCGCAGGATTAAACGCAGAAGCTTTACAATCTACAACTTCCGCAGCTGTATCAGCTACTATGAGCGGTGCGCAAGGTAGAGTAGAGCTTATATGCAGACATTTTGCTGAAGGTGGCTTAAAAACCATGTTTAAAACAGTCAATAACTTGGTAATCAAGCACCAAGAAGCACAAGATGTCTTTAGATTAAACGGTAAATTTATACCTGTAGACCCAAGATATTGGGACTCAGACAAGGATATGGTAGTCAATGTAGCTATATCTAAGTCATCAGACGAAGAGAAGTTTGGAGTTCTTACACAAGTCGCAGGAAAACAAGAACAAATATTGCAATTACTAGGGCCACAGAATCCTCTAGTATCAATGCAACAATATGCTAACACCCTAACAAGAATGATCGAGCTAGCAGGCTTCCAAGATGCACAATCCTTTGTGAATACAGAAGTTCCGCCTATGCCTCCGCAACCGCAACAGCCTCCACAACCAGACCCAGCTACTTTATTAGCACAGGCTGAAGCTCAAAAGGCACAGGTAAGCGCACAGAAAGCTATGATTGATGCTGAAACAGATAGAATGAAAATCATCATGGACGATGACAGACAAAGAGATATCGAAGAGGCACAACTCAGAGTTAAGGCTTTAGAGCTACAAGCTAAGTATGGCGCACAAATAAACATTGCAGAAATTAATGCAATCATGGAACGAGATAGAGAAGGAATAAGACAAAATGCAAAAGCTCAAGCTCAAGGATTATTTACAAACAATGGCCCACAACAAAATATTTGATATTGAAGTTATGGTAGATGACATGGTTTATGTAGGTAAAGAAATAAGAGCAAAAAATAAAAACCACGCATTACAAATTATGTCGGTTATGTCAGGTGGTGAAGTAAACAAAGATTCTGAAATCATATATTATGAAGAGAGGACAATACACTAATGAAATATATAACTAAAGCATGGGTATGGTTAAAAGCAACCATACATAAATTCTTAAACTGGTTTGATAGTCTTATGACACCAGCACCAGTTGTTAAAAAAAGAGGTAGACCAAGGAAGAAGAAATAATGAGTATTACATATAGAGGCGAAAGATTTAGCGGTTATAACAAACCAAAACGAACACCAGGCAAATCTAAAAAGTTTGCTGTTTTAGCTAAAAAGAATGACCAAGTAAAACTTGTTAGATTTGGTGATCCTAAAATGACAATCAAAAAAGACCAACCAGCTAGAAGAAAGTCTTTTCGTGCTAGACATAAATGTGATACTAACCCACCTGATAAATTATCAGCAAGATATTGGAGTTGTAAAAAATGGTAGCAAAAAAGAAAGGACCAGTTCCAACAAACCCAGCCCTATACGCAAGCGTAAAAGCTGCGGCTAAAAGAAAGTTTGATGTATACCCAAGCGCTTATGCTAACGCATGGCTTGTAAGAGAATACAAAAAAAAAGGCGGCAAATATAAAAATGCCTAAAGATACTGAAGGTTTAACTAAATGGTTTAAAGAGAACTGGGTTGACATAGGTTCCAAGAAGAAAGATGGAAGCTATGAAAAATGCGGTAGAAAATCTGCCAAAGGATCTAAAAGAAAATACCCTAAATGCGTGCCAGCTTCAAAAGCTAAAAGAATGACTGCTTCACAAAAGAAAAGTGCAGTTACAAGAAAACGAGCAAAGCCACAAGGCGTAGGTGGTAAGCCCACCAATGTTAAAACTATAATTAAAAAGAAGTGAAATTATTAAAAAATTTATTAACCAATTATTTAGAATGGTCTTTACAGAAAAAGGCTGATAAAATGTTTTTAAAAATGCAAGGAGAATAATTATGCCAATGGGAAAAGGAACATACGGAACTACAAAAGGTAGACCACCAAAAAAGAAAACTAAAAAGAAAATAAAGAAAAAATAATGCCTTTTAGTAAATACTCACCAAAACAAAAAAAGCTAGCCGCGGTAGCTAAACCACGAAAAAAAATTACTGCTGCTGACTTTAAAAAACTAAAATCTAAAAAGAAAAAGTAATGAAA